TGATATAAATCAGACTCATATCCTTTTTTATATTTATTAAGATAAAAATACCCCTTTTGATAAAGCACTTCTTCTAATTCTTCTAATAAGGATCGTGTTCGAGCGAGAATTAACCATTCTCCTTTAGACATATCAATTTCTCTAAAATCAGAATACATAGAAACTTTTCCCTGTTTCATTTTAGGTTTCCATAATTTTGGAATTCGTGTGTTAACTTTACCTATTATCTTCATTGCCATCTCATGAATTTTAGCTGGAATACGATAGGATTGAACAAGATTAATAAATTTCCCCTTGAGGGCAATAAAACTATCTACATCTGCGCCGGCCCATTTAAAGATAGCTTGGTCGTCATCACCGGCTACATAATTATTCTTTGTTTTATTCCAAATGGTTTTAACCATATCCCATTGCATTAAAGAAAGATCCTGAGCCTCATCAACAAAGACTACATCAAAGTGAGGAGAAGCATCGGATTTAATAAATTTTAAAATCATGTCGTTAAAATCCACTAAGCCATATTCTTTTTTGTATCTTTCTAGTTCCCCTTCAATAATTTTAAGTTTATCAAACTCAACATCCTGCGTATGTTCTTTTAGATCGTATTGTTTTTCGAAGGAAATATTTCTTAGTTTTGCCAATTGAATAATTCTTAAATAATCACTTTTGGTAGAAAAAATTCCATTCATCTCTTGATCATTTTCTTCATAGTCTACTGGAAAACCAAGTTTGTTTCCTAAATCTGCGTAGTGTCTTTTTTGCATTACATTTTGTTTTTGAACACCGAGTCTACGAAATGCCAAAGAATGCAGCGTTCTAAAATAAGGTAGGTCATCCTCACTTAAATTAAATTTTTCCATGGCTCTATCTCTTGCTTCGTAGGCAGCTTTTTGAGTGAAAGCAAAATAGCCTATTCTATTTGGATCGGTTTGTTTTAGATATTTATCTACGAGATTTAAAAGAGTTGTAGTTTTTCCTGTTCCTGGTGGGCCAAGTACAATGGTTTTCATTTATATCTCCTAAAAAAATTTCTCCATATAGCGGAACGTATAATAGATACGACAGTAAAGATTAATGCAATACCCATTGTGTCTAAAATTGTAGGATGGAGCCCGAAGAGCGGAAAAATGGTCAACTGTATGATGATAGCCAGGATGAATCCTGAGCCCACATCAATAATACTTTCTATAAAACATTTTTTAAGCATTAAAAGGGTTCCTTGGGTTTTAGTTCTTTAGATTTATAATCGTCTTGAGATTTTTCAAATGAATTAATAATAGTAACGGTAGGTCGATGTTTACCAATTGTCATTCGATCCGTTGTACAACCACATTCTTCTTTTAACATTTGACTTGTTTCTTGAAATTTAACATCCCATCTTCTTCTTTGTAAAAATCCATAATAAAAAGAATCAAATAAGAAGTAATGTTTTCCTTCTTTTGTGTAGACACTTCCTTTTTTAATATCTTCTTTTTCCACACTTGAAGAAGCTCGATTAGTGCAAAACTCTTCTAGATGATTGGTGAGTTGATCTTTTTTAGTTGTGCCGGTAGGTGGAGTAATTATTTCACGTACGCTAAGTAATTGATTTATAAGGATTTTCCAGTCTTTTAATTTCATACTAGGAGGATAAATTCCTATCCCTGCAATACAGGCTTCTTCAAACAATGATTGTTGTTTTAAATATTTAGCACTTGGAAGCTTAAGTCTTTTGCCATCTACATTTAAGTAATAATAAGGTTCTTCTAATTGAATTTCTTGAAGATCACTTAGGCTAGGAAAGGTCGGAGAATTTCCTATACCATATTTTCTTTTTCTACATAAATCTTTATCACAATAACTACACATGGGTTCATCTTTACATTTATAACCCCAATCCTGTTTTTCATGTTGACTTTTGACCTTGTCAATTTCGTTTTGTTCCAGTTCCCCTATCATATAATCTTTATGAAATTCAGAAACTCTCTCTTTCCAATTCTTCCATTTCTTTTTAGCAAAAACAGCATAATGAAATAAAGCTAAATTTCTATTTTTAGCAATTTTACTTTCTGCTAATATTTCTACACAGGGTGGACCATCAGAAAATTCCGACTCAGCTCTTTTTACTTTAATGCTACTAACGTTGCATTTTTTAAGGTCGGCTATCCCATAGAACTGTTCTAAAGTAGCTGCTGTTCCTTCTTCAGTAAAAGCATAACGTGTTGTTTTATCTCCTTGAAAATAAGGAAGATTTAAAAAGTTTCCTGTATCTTCTTCTGATTTTAATTCTATTTGTTTTGGAAATATTTCTGCATTACCAAATCCTAAGATAGCCCTAATCTCTAAGAGTTTATCTCTCATGATTTTAGCTTCTATGGATTCTGTTGAAAATAAAAAGATATGTGCTCCACCACTTTTAGATCTACATACTACAAGTGGAAGTCGTAAGGTTTGAATTTTTTTTAATAATTTTAAATGATCGAACCCAGCATAACTATCCACATCAATGCATCCCCATTTACATAAATCATTTTCATTGATAGGAATAATTCCTAAAGTTGGTTCAATTCCTTTTAAATGATTTTCAAAATGAGTCCTAGTTACGGCTTCTCTTTTTACGAATGATTTTGTTTTTAATTTAGTCCCATTTTTGGGAAGAGTATTAATATAAGTGCACCCATGTGCTCTTTTTAAACCTTCAAATATATTTATAAATCTATCTACCATTTTATCACCTTTTAAAAGAGGCGACTCCCGCTTGGTTGTCGCCTCCCCCTTGCAAGACATTCACTTAGTGAATTCTTAGTATGGAACGTCTGTATTGGTTTCAGAAGGCGCTTGCTTGATTTTGACTTCCCCCTTGCTCAATCTTTGAGCAAAGTTCTTGGCAATTTCATAGGCGCCTTTGTCTTTGATGGCATCTTGTTTAGATACATCCCAACCATACCATGTTCCTTTGTCGTTAGACATTTGAACAGTTTTTAGCCTATAAATGTGGCTATATGTTGGCGGTGTAAATAAACCATTTTTACCCTTCATTTTGATGCTCATCATCATTGTGTTCCATTTTTTGCTAATCTTTAATTGAGTAGCTTTCATGGAAATCAAAGCAGTTGATGGCGTTGAACCCGATAATAAGACAACAAAATGGTTGGCTGTATTTTCAAGATAATTACCGTTTGGTAATCTATCTTTATTCATTTTGTCTCGAGTGGCTTCCTTAATGGCTCCACTGTTGACTTCATGAATTGCTACAGGAGCACCCATGCTTGTTCCTCTATCCTGCCATTCGACATACTGTCTTTTATAAAAGACAGGTAGTACATCGATCTCATTATAGAGTTCGGTTGTGACAGTATTATATATTTTGCCTGGTTCAGCACCAGTAGTATATTTACTGTCCTTCTTATTTACTTCGGGAGATAGTTGTCCCAAAACTTTCAGAAAAGGTAATGCAAGATCTTCTTGCATAATATTCTGAGAGCCAGCATTTGCATCAGCTTCAAATACATTTGGAGCCAATGCGCCTGCTTGATCGCGTTTTACGATGTTCGTTTCTTGGTTCATGGTTATTGTTTCCTTGTTATTTTGGTTCGGTTTCCTACGAACACGTTAAAAATATCCGTTGGCATTTCTTTACCTGCCTCAACTCGCTCACGGACAAGAGCTTTCAACGTCATGGGTTCAACCTTCAACTTTTGTGTCGGTTGATACCCTTGACGTTTCGCAAGGTCAGCATACACAGCTGCCTTGTTGTCTTCGTTACGACCAAAGGAAACGGAGATTTCGTTCTTTATAATATCCCCCAGGCCGTTGATACGAAGCCAGCTATAGGCTTTCTCTCTATTTGCAATAGAGATACTCGCGCTATAATACGGTTTGACATCTACAGAAGATCCGTCTGCTAGTTTAAGGGACGATAATCCCATTTCACTTAACATAGTCGGAATAATTTCTCCTGAGACCACTTCAAGTTTTCTTTTATTAGTTTTAAGAGATTCTTCTTGCTGTTTAATATGATCTTCCATATCTCTCAATTTTTTCACTTCTTCGGCTAAGGATTTAATATTAGAAGTTTTGTCGATAACTTCTGTTTGATCCTTCTCCATTTGTTCTACAAGTTTATTCATACTGTTTTATTTCCTCCTGTATTATTTCTATTTCTTTTTTACATTTTTTATATGATCGGTATACTAACAGCTTTTTTATAAAAGTCAAGCAAATTATAGGAAGATTTATAAAATTACTTAAAAAGTAAATAAAAGGGGTCTCTTTGCCTAGCGCCTGCGTCACTTTGTCGCTGATAGCAATTTGACGTTCTGTTTCTACGAACTCTTTTTTCCATTTTTTAGCTCTGTCTAGTCTTCCTCTTAATCTATAGTAAT